TTAACATAAGATACATAATGCGCACTGGGCTAAGGCATCTTTAGGGGTGATTAACCATGCCATTAAACCACCGTAAACCATTGATATACTTGATAAACCAAGCCCATTAAACTTTTTTGCTATGGATTCCCAATGTGCGCGTATTGTTGGATTATCATTGCGGTCTGCATGGCATCCTAACAATGCGATCTCCGGTTCAATTCCTGCTGCTTCCGCTAAAAAAACTGCTTCAGAATCAGATATATAGCGTTTTCCATTTCTCATTTCACTGATTCTAGACGGTTGAACATTCAAGTCATGTGCAATTTGCTTGTCTTGTACGTAATTTCTAGCCTGTTTATAGGCATCTAACAGATTACTTTGATACATAGCGCGACTCCTTTTTTTTTAGTTTAACGGAAAAATTCCGAAAATGCGTATCTTGAACATCCGATTAAACGGAATTATGCTAATTACGAAATATCGGAATTCAGCACTATTCTCAAGGTGGTTGTTCATGGCACATCAAAATTTTACCAAGGAAGACGGTCTACTTCGTTTTTCGTTAAATGGTTACAAGGTCACTTTTTCTCGACCAAGCCTAAACACTGCCAGTGCACTTGTTGAGATTGGTTCAAGCTCGTTCACTATTGGCTGCACTATTTCTCAAATCTCTTTTCATTGGGATGAACTCGATAATGAGTCTTTCATTATGTTTGGCTTTGGTGCAACGCTCACTGGCTTCAATTGGTTTGATACACAAGTCATCTGCGACTATTTCAGCATCCCACATCATTTAGCTTTACCGGAGGCAAACTAATGTCTTTCGGTGAAAAGCCTAATCGCAAACGTCCGGTTTACTTTGAGCAACATGCAGATGGTTACTGGTGCTCGGTCGATGGTGAACCTGAATACTTCAAAACAAAACATGAAATGTACCTTTACGCCTGTGAAGAAGAACGTGAATTGATTGAAATCACTTTCGAAAATGAATCACAGCTTCGTGAGTCTGGTGCATTTGCAAGGGAGTTTTGAACATGGCTCATACCTTGATTGACTATGTGAGTTTCTCTGGAACTCCCCAATTGCTTGAACGTTGCAAAGAAATGGCTAAACAACGTTTCTCATTAACCCAATCGCCGAATGAGTTTCAATCTCAAGTTTCATCAGCAGTTAAGCATCGTGAAAACACCAAGATTGCTTATTTTGCTGAGAATCTCGCGTCTGTCTTGGGTTGTGTTGAGTCTGAAAACTTTGCTAATCGTGATTTGTATTTTGCTGCTTTGGATAAAGAGCTGTCGAATGCGGATATCGAAATCACTCAAGATGTGGGTTTTAGCGAGTGCTATCAACGCCTAATTTCAAACATCGGCATCGATATGTTGGACGTCCTTTGTCACGGTGAAGTTGAATCATTTTTGGAGTTACTCAATACCGAAATCACTCATTACGGTAACGTTTGGACATTAGAACGTCGCGGTGGTTATTCCGGTTATCGTAGCAGTGCCAAGTTACTTTGTAATGGTTCGCAAGCTGGCTTAGTGGCTTGGGGTGCTGAGAACTTTGGCTATTACGTGTCGTTCTCTGGGTTTGGTTGCGCAGCTATCAAGATGGACGTTTTGCATAAAGCATTAACACAAATGCCATCCGCTAAATTGACTCGCGTCGATGTGGCCTATGACGATTTAGAGGGTGCAATCACGGTTCCTTACTTACGTGAACAGTATGAAAACGGTGAGTTCATTACTCGCGGTGCTCCACCAAGTTATGGTTATTTTGAAACGGGTTCATTAGTGACTCGTGACGATTCCAAAAAATACGGCGTCGTTCCTAGTGGTGGTCGTACGTTTTATGTTGGTCAACGAAATAATGGCAAGTTATTCCGTGGCTATGAAAAAGGCAAACAGATGAAGTCTGAACAATATCCCGATTGGGTGCGTTTGGAGGTTCAATTAGGTAATAAATCACGGGTTATTCCACTTGATATATTACTTGATAGTGACCCTTATTTTTCAGGTTCGTACCCTGCTCTATCGGCTGTATTAGAGGATGTCGAACCAAAAGCAATTCCTATTTCTCGCGTTATTGCTAACTGTAATTACGAGCGTTTTGTTGAACATGCAAAAAAGCAATATGGGAAATTAATTAACTTTTTAAACATCGTTCATGAGGATACGAACAAAGTCGTTTCTATTCTCACTAAGGGATTTACCGTCAAAGATATTCCTGACCGCTTAAACATTCCAGTCTGTCAGGAACACATTAACCAATCTGGAGATTCATTATGTCTAAATTAACTGTTGTTGTTACTGGTTGCGAACATTCTCAAGGGTTATCTAAAAAAGATGACAAGCCTTATAACTTTGCGGTTGTTAACTACTTAGCCACCAATGAGGGTTGGACTTCTCAAAAAGGCTCTTGTACTGCGGTTGGTATGACGCAAAAACAGATTTCAATGAATCCTAGCCCGCAATTAGTGGCTGAATTTCAGAAACTGCAATTTCCTATTCAATGTGAATTGCAATTAGGTGTAGACCCTCAAAATCCGCAACGTAATCAAGTTGTCGATATTAAACCTTTGGGGTAATTGAATTATGACTTCTTGTGTTGAAACTAATCGGGATGGCTTTTTATTAGTATCTAGTGCCCCTCTTGAACAGTGCACACAATTGGTTGTTTTAAGTGCTGATGAATATAACTATTTGACCTCTCACATAACTATTACGGGTGCTGAGGTCGTGGAATATTATTCGTTTGGTTTTGCTCTGGTGATGTTTGGGTTTCTTATTTCAATCCCAATCAGAGCCGCAATAAAAGCTGTTAACTTAACATAGGTATAAATTATGAAAATCAAAAATCTTGTTGTTGGTGCTTCTCTAGCTGTTCTTGGTGCTCCTGCGTTTGCTACTGCTGGCGCTCTCGACTCAATTTGGGCTGCGGTCGATTTGTCTGGTATTTCGACTCAAGTTATCGCGGTTGGTGTTATTGCAGTTGGTATTGCGGTGGCATTCAAAGCAATTACTCTGGCTAAACGTGCGGTCGGTAAGGCTTAACCGTGTTACTAGCTCTGTATGATTTGCAATTGGTGATATTTACTTTGCTCGGTGGCCTATCTGGCCTCCTCTGTGCCTTTAACTTGCGAATCTAAACCAAGGGAGCTTATTAGCTCCCTTTTCTTTTAGAGTGATTCTATGCGTGTTTTAATTTACTTTTTTGTTCTGAGTCTTTCTATTTTTTCTTATAGTGCTAACGCTGAAAAATTAATGCGTTCTAATAGTTCGAATGGCTCTAGGCATCCTTGTCCTGTTAAGGTCGGTGATGTTTTTAGTTCCTCTTCTTTTGATGCTTATTGCGTAGGTGCGCAGATAAGTTCAAACAACTATGTTTCTTCAACCTCTTGCAGTCCTGATTATACGGGTAAGCGGGGCTCGTGTTTTATGTATCACACTAGTGGCGCAAATAGCTCAGTATTTACGTGGAGTTATTACTCTTGCCCTGCTGGAACGGTATTTAATCCTGAAACAAATGAATGCGGTAGCATCTGTGAGAGTTTGGCTGGCAATATAAAGAAAGACCACAAGTGGGATTATTTTAAATATGGTGATAGCCCTACTTTTTGTTCTCAAGGCTGCGCATTAAAACCAACGGGTCTGAGTTTGTGCTTTATGAATTCAGGTTCGTGTAATGGTGATATTAAAATCACGGGTGAACCTTGTGATGTTGATGGCACTGAAGCTGGCGGCTCGGTTCCTGATGAAATCCCTCAAGGTTGTGAGTTGATTGGTGGTAAATATGTTTGCCCGGAAGATACTAACGGCGACGGTGAGCCTGATGCGGGTAGCCCTTTAGACCCTGATGCTGAGTGTGGTTATGATGGCAATGACCAATTCAATTGCAGTGGCGGTTCTTTTGCTGACCCTGACCACGAAATGACGGACCCTACTAAACCTTTAGACCCTGAAACTTCCAAGCCGATTACCCCCAGTACAGGTGGTTCGTTGGATGTTGAAACACCAAGTGACCCTACTCTTCAATCCGGTGTTTCTGAGCAAGTCAAATTACTAAACGAACAGATAAATAAATTGCTGAGTGGCCTAAATAAAGACAATAACGAGAATTTCAAGGATGTCATTAATGAGTTAACTGATTCGAATACTTTTAACCAGCATCAATTAGACGCCATTGTCGGGGGTACTAATAAGCAAATTGAAATTTGGAATGAATTAAAAGCGTTAGAGATTCAATCGACCAATGACATGGTGAGCGCGATAAATAAACTCGATGACTATGATGAGTTTTATCATGGTCAACAGATGGCAATGCAAAAATCATTGATTCAAGCTATTCAAGGTTTGGCCTCTTCTGGCGGCGGTGATGGCGGTGAAGACGGTAACGGTGTGGGAAAAGATGTGTCTGGAATATTAGATGCCCTGACCAAAACGGATGCGACTGGGTTAGTCAATGGTGAACCGTGTAAAGGTGGCGCGTGTCCGGTTACTTACGTTTCTCAACATGATAATGAGTCACTGAAAAACATGGTCACAACTCGTTTGGTTGCGACTAAAGATACCATTTACGGTGGGATTCTAGATTCATTTGGTAACGTTGATTTGTCTAACGCATCACGTCCATCTTTTACTTTAGATATGAGTGGCTTTGGTTTCGGTGTTTATGATTTGAATGACTATACGGATTTTAGTTACGTCTTTTTATTCATTCGCGTTTGTATGTTATTTACGGCTGCAATGACTTGTCGTCGTTTAATCTTTGGGGGTTAATATGAATTGGTTAATTGATGTATTCCAGTATTTGATTGATTTCTTTTATGGCTTGTTCCTGAGCATAATCGAACTCGTAAAGGACGTTGTCTATTTCATTTTTAACTTGCTGCTCGATATTGTTGACGCGATTGTGCTTGGTGCAATATCACTTTTTGACCCTGTTGATGTGAGCCAATATCTAACTGGCTTTCCTCCGGAAGCTTCTTGGGTGCTTGGGCAAATTGGATTACCTCAAGCGTTAGGTATGATTGTTACAGCGATTGGTGTTCGCATCATGTTGCAACTGATTCCGTTCACTCGATTAGGTTCATAATATGATTAATGCACTAACGGGTCGTCCAGGTGGCGGCAAGAGTTATGAAGCGGTTGCCTTTCATATCATTCCGGCCATCAAAGATGGTCGTCGGGTGATTACCAATGTTGCTTTGAATCGTGATCACTTTAGGAAAATCTTCGGTGACATTGTTGATGAGCTATTGATTACCATTGATGGAAAATTGAATGATTTTGGTAATGTTGAGCGCCCTTTCTCCAAGCTGTCTGACTATCAAGATGATTGGCGTAACGATAAAGGGCAAGCCCCTTTGTATGTTATTGATGAGGCGCATTTGGCATTACCAGCAAGGGGGTGCGCGGTGGATGTGTTGGAATGGTATTCAATGCATCGTCACTATGGCGCTGATTTATTGTTAATGACCCAGAACCTGCGCAAAATTCATCGTGACATTAAAGACATGATAGAGGTTCATTACTACTGCGTAAAAAACACAGCATTGGGTTCGACTAAGTCTTATACGCGCAAAGTACGTAATGGCTCTGGTGGTGAAGTTCTTAACGAAAACGTGCGTAAATATGAGAGTGCTTATTTCAAGTTTTATCAGAGTCATACTGGTTCAAATAAAGCGGTTGAAGAGGCAATGGCTAAAGATGTTAAGCCGCTTTGGAAGCATTGGACTGTATGGGTGTCTGCTATTTGTTTATTAGGTGGCCCTATTTATCTGATTTCCAGCGGTGGTATTTTTGGCGGTGTAGCTCCTGAAGAAACTGAACAGTCGGAACCTGTTCCTGTGGATGCTCCAGCTACAAACATTGAGGTCTCAACTCCGGCTTATGCGCCTAAGCCTAAAGTCGCTGACCCTTTGAGTAGTTATAAACTGTATGCGTCTGGTGAAGTCATTCAGGCTGCTTTCGATGATAAGAAACGGCTAATTCGAGGCAATACGTTTAGTAAGGTTTATATTGATGTGTTTGAAAACGATATGAAGCTTTTCACAACAAACAGCCTAGATTTGATAGACATGGGTTATACGTTCAAACAGATGACTGAGTGCATTTACCAACTGACCTATGAGGGTTCTTCGCGGTTTGTCGTCTGCGGGGATTATGAAAAGCAAGTGGATGAAAAGGAGCTATTCGCGGCTAACCCTATAGCCTCGTTTTAATGCTCGCGTTTTGTGGGAGGGGCCCCGTTTCGTCGGGGAGGTTGCCCACAATAACGCGGCTAATGTTGTTACTTCGTTTATGGGTTTGCTGCTGCTCATTGTGCCCACTTCACTAGCCCCGCAGGGATAAGCGAACCCACCTTGCCTATTTGTTCGATATAGCTTGTTGAGCGAAAACAAAAGCGGATTACGCTAATCCGAAAAATCACCCTTTCTTCTGCAAAGATGAGCCTCGCAGAGACTCTCCTCACCAGTGGCGGCTTCTGCTACTGCAACTCGAATTAGTCAAACGTTAACCCCCGTTTTGAGTGCCGAAAAATGGGGCGTGTTCGCACCCCGTATAGTAATACGGGGTGAAAGTATTTCCCCCATCACTCCAAAATCTTTGATCTCTTGCTCTTAATAATATGCAAAGACTTGATATGCTCTCGCATCTATTTGATTAAGGAAAAGCTCAATGGATCTCAATGTTGTTTTTATCGCGGTAGGCGTTATCTTTGTTTTAATCGTTCTTGGGCGCCTATCAAAAGGTAATCAAAAGCAATCAGAAAAAGGTGTGGTAGCTACTGACTACCTCTATCAATCTAGAAAGACATTGGTCACTAAATCGGAACTGGCCTTTTATCAAGCATTAACGGTATCAGTTAAGGGACGCCACCTTATTTTTTCTAAAGTACGTATCGCTGATGTATTGAGTCCTAAAAAAGGAAAATATGACAAAAGCACCTGGAGGAAAGCATTCAATCAAATTGCCTGTAAGCATTATGATTTTGTGCTTTGTGACCCTGAAACGTTAGAAATCCACATGGTTATTGAGCTAGATGATTCTAGCCATGAACGAGATGATAGAAAAAAACGTGATTTGTTTGTTGATGCGGCCACTGGTTCTGCAGGGATTATGTTTAAGCGATTTAAAGTTCAAAAGACATATGACTATTTTGAGTTAGAGAAAGAACTATACGGATTGGCTTCTAATATTAATTCTGACATTGATGTAATGCTTGAAAGACCATCATAGCGTAACGTTCCCAGCATGAATTTTAACTAACTTAATTGTTTTGTGGCCAACCCACAAAATAAAACAATTACGAATCTGAATATAGAACATATGTGTTTTAATAAGTCCAAACAAAAAGGAGAGCGTATTATGCAAGTAGAACAGTTAATTGGTTGGAGTGAGCATGAAAGTAGAACTAACGAATTACTAAGTGTTTGGACAACATTTTTTGGTAAAATAAGTTTTATGAATAACATAGAGATCACTGATGAACCACTCGAGATCAACTGGTTATCTTACAAATTCAAAATTAAGAAACACATCGTTCTTTGGGAAAATGAATTTGTTTATCATATAAAAATTTCCGCTATAGTCTTTGATAAAGAAGTAGATGCTATTGATATGTTTCTGGATCGCCATGCTACTCTTAGCGTTCCTAGAATGGAAAACTTAGGCTATGGTACACTTAATTTGAATTTGATAGGAAATCAAGCATTCGAACTCTACATCAAAAAAATTCTATCCGAGTTTTTGTTAGATAGTGATTTCTTTAACGCTTAATCGCAAGGTAATCAATAAAGGGGGTTTCCCCCCTTTATTATCAAGTATTCTTATTTTTAGATTGCTGACTATTTTTTATGTCTGCTATTTTTCTCGCATACTTTAATAGCCTAGTCGTAGTTACAATTTCTAGCTCAGACTGAATTTCTAACAAGGCTATTCCTGCTAATAATTCTTGGGGGCTAATCATTCTACCCGTTGGTAACTCTAATTTATCTGGATGCATAATAAACCCCTGCCATACATCTGATTGACTTAATTCCCTACCTGTCGCCATTCTCATTAGACGCTTACATTCTTTAGGAATAGCTTTTCCTTTATCCCATTCTGTGACTGCTCTCAAAGATTTAAAACAAAGTTTCGCTGTTTCTTCTTTGCTTAATCCGCACTCAAACTCACGAAAAACATAGTTTTTAGTCATTTCGCGATACTTCAT